AACAGTCCTGTTGCTGATGAGACAGCTCCGATTAAGCCCAGCCAGATTAGAACTTGGGAGAAGTTACCTCATCAATACAGCGGTGTTCTTGTTTTAGACCCTGCTTATTCTGAGGATGAAAGTGCTGATTGGAAAGTTACAAGTTTTATTATTATAGACCAAGCACAAAATAGATATTTAGTTCATTATATTCGTACCCATGCAAGTATAGGGGAGTATCAAGATGGTTCTATAAATCTTTTTTTACAGCACAAGAATGTCATAACAGGAGTAGGAGTACCAAATTCAGGAGTAGAAAAGAGTTTTTATCAAAGTTTTTTAAAACGCTGTGAAGAAAGAAAAGTTTATCCTCCTATAGTTGAATTAAAAAATATAGTGACAGGAAGTGGTACTTATAGGGGTGCTACTAATAAAAAAACCCGAATAATAGCATCCTTACAACCTTTATTTGAGCAGGGTAAATATTATATCCATGCTAACCACCAGGAAGCCCAAGAGGAGTTATTAACTATTGGGTTTAGTAGATGGGATGACATAGTTGACACAATGGCTTCAGCGGAACAGATATTACAACCAGTCTATTATGAGGTTAATAAAACAGATGAAGTAGCTCGTGATGAACAACCAATAGCAAGAGGAACTACTGGTTATGGTGAAGGACTTTGAAGGAGTAATTAGGAACTCTACCAGGAGCTTCACTCGATGATAGAGGACGCAGAGAACAACTCTGCCACCTGGCGGGATAAGACCGATACTTATTACCGTTTGAGGATTCGCCACAAGAAAACCAAAACTTTTCCTTTTCCTGGCTGCTCCAACTTGCGGCTTCCCACCATCGAGACTTATATGCGTAAGGCTAAAGCAGCACTTGTAGGAATCTATGCCAACGTAAGACCCCGTATGATGGTGATACCTCAATCTGATATGAACTTGGAGAAAGCAAGACGCATTGAGAAGTTCCTTGACTGGCTTTGTGATGTAAAAATCAACCTGCTGGATAAACTTGTAGTAGCAGTAGACAAGATGCTTGAACGAGGTTTCTGCCTAGTCAAGGTCATCTGGCGAATGGAGGACAGGTCTTACACCGAAACTGTTACACTTAGTGAATTACCGGCAGAAGAACAAGCTTGGCTCTTGGATGCAAATACCACCGATGAAATGATAAGCAAAGCCATTATCCAGAAGTTCAATGTTGATTTGTCAGAAACTGTTGCCGAGGACAACCTATTGGAAGTAGAAAAAGCTGTTAGGGAGCTTCGTGCTAACAAGAAAGTTATAAAGTTAAACCTCAGAGATGAACTCTACAATGCTCCTGATATAGTCGTGGTTGACCCTATTTATTCTGGTGTTCCGACTGATAGCGGTAGAAACCCCCAGTTCTGCCGGATGATTTACCACGAGTATTTCGAGCCTTGGGACGATATACAGAAAAAAGCCGAGCAGGGAATACTTGATAAAGAAGCAGTGGACAACATCGAGTTTATCAAAAACTTGGGCAACAAAGATTTTAAACTGCTTATTAATACCAAGGACGCTCAGGAAGGTATTGACCGTATTAATAATCCTTCTAAAACAATTAGAGTAATTGACCTCTATACTTACTACGATTTAAACAACGAAGGTATGCGTAAATGCCACTTTCTTTTAGCTCCTGATTTCAGGCAGGTTTTGAAGCAACAGAGTCTTGAGAACGACAGTCAGAAATATCCCTTCGTTAGATTTGACGCCGAGGTTATTGATGACAGGTGGTATTCTTCCCGTGGCTATCCCCAGCACTTGGAAGATATCTCAAAAGAAATAGACGCCCAACATAACCAAAAGATTGATAACCAAACTATTCGTAACGCTCCTATGTTTCTGTTCCGTTCAGGCATAATTAATCCTCGACTGATTAAATTCATTCCAGGCCAGGCTATACCAGTCCCAGGTATGACCGCCCTGAAGGATGCTTTTGAGGTAGTTAACAACCAGAACCCCAATGTTGAGTTCAGTTATGAGCGAGAGGAGTTGCTTTTAAAGACAGTCATCCAAGAATACTTAGGCCAGATGGATTATTCGGTTCAATCAATTATCAACAAGCGGCAACCTCGAACTCTGGGTGAAGTCCAGATGCAGGCTCAGGCAGCCAATACAGTGTTTGGTTTAGATGCTTCTTTGTTTACTAATGCTTTATCAGAGCTTTTTACACAAATACTGGAACTCTGCCAACAATATATGCCGGAACGAATCTTTACTCTTGTTACAGGAGAACAAGGTATAGAGCCATTACATTTAAGCCGTGATGAGATACAAGGCAAGTATTACATCATCTGTAGAGGTAATGACATAAACAGCAACCCTATTCTGCGGGCACAAAAGGCACTGGCTAAAGTCCAACTGTTGCTATCACCCATTCCTTTACAACTGGGCATAGTCAACCCTCAAAATGCCTACAATGTTTTGAAGCGTTATTTGCAGGATGACGGAGAAATGGGCTGGAAGGAATTGATTTCACAGCCTCAGCCTCAACCCCAACAACAGGCAGCAACTCTTATCAAACCCAGCTTCGATGAACTTACTGATGCAGAACAGGCACAAGTGTTAGCTCAAATAGGCATAAGACCAGATATGCGAGGCAGGTCTTTAAAATCACGTTCAATAATTCAGGAGAAAGAAAGCGAGCAGACAGCCCAGGAAATAGAGAATGTAACAAAAATAGCCGATGCGTTAAAAGAACCTTCTAAGTCAGAGAGTAATGCCTAAGAAGAAAGTTAAAACTAAAGTAAAACCGATTCAAGTTCAACAACAGCCAAGCGAGCCAGCAAACTTGAGAATATTCATAGCCGAAGCCCAGCAGGTTGACTTGATGAGGCGACATCCTGGCTGGGAGATTTTAGAAAGAGACCTTGAGAAGTATAGAGGCGACATAGGTGCAAGACTTGCTTATCTTAATCCCGAAACCCTTGAGTATGATGAAGCACGTATTATGTATTTAGCTTCAGATAAACTGTTAAAGATGGTTGAGGACTATGCCACAAACAAAAGGCGTGCCCTTGAGTTTTTAGAGAAACTCGATAATCCAAGTGACAACATAATCCTGGATGTTGATAACTAAGAAACAGAAAGCCTTGCTGGTAGTCGGCGGGGGGATATTGCAGCACCCTACTTTGACCGAGGCAAACAAGTTGGGGCTTAAAACTATTCTTATTGATGGAAACCCCGATTGTTACTGTTCCTGTCACAAGTTCTTTGATAAAAAGTTATTCATCAAGGGTTACAGAACCAACATTGATGGACTTGTAAAAAGAGTAGGGTTATTCCTGCAACAACACAAAGACTTGAAGGTGGTTGGTGTTTATACTCAAGGAACTGATGTTGAGTATACAGTAGCTAAATTAGCCAAAGCATTACATTTGCCAGGAATAGAACCAAACTCAACTTATGCCTGTAACAACAAGATTGAGATGCACAGGCGGTTTAACAAGTTTAAAGTTCCCCAGGCTGTTTATACAACTGCAAGTGACATTTATGAAGCAAAGAAAATAGTATCATTAATGGGTTTACCTTGTGTTGTAAAACCAGCAGACAACTGTGCTTCACGGGGTTTAACTATTGTCAGGAAGTATTCTGATATTACGAAAGCCTTTAATCTTGCTCTTGCCTACTCGATAGACCAGCAGGTTTTGATAGAGGAGTTTCTTGAAGGTAAAGAATATAGTGTTGATACTATAATTTATAATGGCATCCTTTACCCAGCCGGTATTTCAGACAGACAGTTTATTAGAAAAAACAATTACGCTATTCAATGTGGTTCTTTGACACCTTCTTTATTACCAGTTGTTACCCAATCCTGGATGTATTATTTTATGCAGAAAGCAGCCAAGGCCATAGGGATAACCAATGGTGCTTTCAAGGGGGATTTAATCCTTACTAAAAGAGGTATAAAAATCCTTGAAGTTACAGCGAGGCTCTCAGGTGGTTTCGATTCCCAGTACCGCAAGCCTTACTCATTCGGCATTAACCTCATTAAGGCCACTATAGATATTGCTACAGGTCAACCTCTTGATTTCACCGACATTATTCCAAAGTGGGTCAAGTATTCATCAACCTTTACTGTGTTTCCCAAGCCTGGTGTTGTTAAAGAAATAAAAGGATTAAACAAGTTATACAAGATTCCAGAAATTAAAAATGTTTTTTTGACAGTTAAGAAGGGTGATGAGATTAAAGATTACAAGCATTGTGCTAATAGAGTGGTTCACATCATAGCGGTTGCTGATACTTACGAGAAACTAATCAAAATTCAGCATAAAGCCCAGCGAACTTTACAGATTATAACCAGATGAGAATTCCCTCAAGACTTAAAATTGGTGGGCATTTTTACAAGATTTTAAAAGATTATCATTTTAAAGAGAACACCAGTCTTTATGGACAAACTGATTATTCTTTATTGGAAATAAGATTGTCGAAATATGATGGTGGAGGGAATATACTTCCTAATACTAAATATGAAGAAGTTTTTATCCATGAAATATTACATGCTATTGATGAAGCTTATAACAATAAAAAATGTGATGAAGAAATAATTGAAAGATTATCAAACGGAATATACCAAGTCTTTAAAGATAATAAATTGTTAAGAGATTAGATGATTTATGCCATAGATTTTGACGGGACTCTTTGCGAGCATCAGTTTCCTTATATTGGTGAACCGAAACTTGAAGTCATAAACAAAGTAAGGGAGAAAATAGCTCAAGGCGACACTTTTATTCTCTGGACTTGCAGAGAAGATATGGAGCTTAGGTTAGCATTGAAATGGTGCAGGAAATACGGCATAAGGTTCTCAGCCGTCAACAAAGATCTGCCCGCAGTAATGGAAAACTACGGTTACGAGAAAAGTGTCAAGCCTCTTGTTCACAAGTTCGTAGATGATAAAAATATGTCCCTTGAGGAGTTCTTAAAATCGTGAAACCTTTAATAGGTCTTACAATAGGCGACCAAGCTGGGATAGGAACTGAGATAATTGATAAAGCTATCAAGCAACTGAAGCACCTCTGTAACTTCAGAATAATAGGAGATAGATTACCCGAAGTTATTTATGGCCAGGTCTGTCCTTACTATGGCAGGCTTGCTGGGTTAGCAATAGCAGAAGCCATTGACCTTGCTCTTTCTAAAAAGATAGACGCTGTTGTAACAGCACCTATAAACAAGGAAGCTTTTAACAAAGGN